TTTTTAGAAATGAACTCGTAAGGTTGAATAGGAAACTTGGTGTAGTGATTCCCGCCTACCTGAGTGTATTGTGGAAATGATTCTTTAAATATATCTTCAGTTGTCATAGTTGATACTCCTTTAATATCTTTTTTGCTTTCAGTTTATATAAGTTATTTCTTGCTCTTGTGATACCCACGTACCACACTCTATTCTCCTCATCTTGTTTGTCAACACTTAGGCGAATACTTTTTTGTACTTTACTCCCTTGGTGTAAAGATAATATTACATTATCTTCTTCACCACCTTTCGCTGCATGAATTGTAGATAACCAAACTCTTGCATTTTCAGAAAGTTTTTCACCTGCAGAAATTATATTTCGGATATAAAGTATTTCTTTCTGATCACCAACGAAAATGTCGTACCAATTTTTTTCAGGATTCCAATTCCCATTGGGAATAAAATCTCTGACATCATTAATCTCTTTGTCTTCAAGACTACCTTCACGTATCCATTTAGTATAAGCCATCGCTGCATTATACATACCAACATTAAAACTTTTACCTTTGTTAGTTTGAAAATAAATATTTTTAGATTTTAATTCTTTTGCAATATCTAATAAATTACTTTTAGTTCTTGTAAGAATTAACCATTTACCTTTAGTTAAATCTATTTGTCCTAAATTATTTATATGTTGTGTATGACCCTCTTCATTTCTAGGTAAATATTCTTTGTGTTTCCTGATGCCTGATATACGATCTATTGCTATTTGAGCTTGTTGTTGTACAACTTTAGATACTCTTCTTGAATATCTTAAAACTTTTTCATTAGCAGGTTCTTTTATAAATCTATTTACATCAGCTCCAGCCCAGGCAAAAATAGCTTGGTCATCATCACCAGCTAAATACATATCGTCACAATGTTCTTTTAATTTATCATATAATTTCCATTGTAATGGAGATAAATCTTGTGCTTCATCAATAAAAATGGCTTTAAATCTAGGTATTTTGTTAGACTCAACAGCTTGAGTAATTAGATCATTAAAGTCTAGTAAATGATTTTTCTTTTTATATTCCTGTAAATTTAAATCAATATGTTTGAGTGTAGGCCAGTATATATCTTTTCTATCATGCTCATTTAAGTCATATTCTTCTCTTATGTCTATGTTTTTATTAATAGCTCTTTGAATCATTTGAAAATAAGGATTGTTGCAAGTTAAAAAATGTGTTTCTTCTTCATTATATTTATCTGTAAAACTAACTCTTACATTTAACATCTTACCTAAATCTTCATAGTGATGTGGTTGAATAATATCTTCTTCAGTTTTATTTAATAAATGAAAACAAAATGCATGAAGTGTTTGAAAGTATGGAGCTTGCTTTTCATCTACGTCAATTCTTTTTCTAGCTTCAGCTGCAGCTTTTCTTGTGAAAGCAAAATAACCTATCTTATGATAAGGCGTACCAGTTCTGATGTAAGCATTGACCCTACGAATCAATCTAAAAGTTTTACCTGTACCAGGTGGTCCGTATATTTTAATTGGTTTTTTCATCAGCTTTTTTAAATGAATCTATTAAAGATCCTTTGTATCCATGGTTACCATGATGAGTTGTTACACCATCTACAACTGCATAAAATTTATGTCCAGCATTTCTAGCTAAGTTACAGAAAGATACATCTTCTCCAAACCAATGACCTTGTTTAGAATCAAAAGTATTTTCCCAAAAATTATACATATACTTTTTAGCTTCATCTGAAATACCATTAGCAGAATTTATTTTTAAATCTGGATGTTTTTGCATTAAAGATTCATATACACTTCTTTTAATTAAAGTAAGACCTGCGGGTCCTCCTATGATTTCTGTCATTCCTAGTTTGTCTATAGAAATGTTATTAAAGTTTTCAAAAGCTACAGAAAATTTAACTGTATTATCATGAGTCTTTTTTCTATATGGAACACATGCCATATCTTTTTCAGCTAAAATCATTCTGCCTACATCTTTAGGGTCAAATTCAACATCAGCATCTACAAATAACTGATAGTCAAATCCTGATTCCATAAACAATGCTGATAATATATTTCTTCCATAACCTACGTAAGGACATTTGAATGTGCTTACAGTAGATTTTATTTTTGCTTGTGTAAATTTATCCATTAGTTTTAATAATGATAAACATGTTGATACTTGCATGGTGTCATAGGTAGGCATACATACAAATACACTTGGTGCTTTTTTCGTCATACTATATTCTCCTTATCTTCTATTATTATTTTTTCATCTGGTATTTCTTCTTTCATTAGATCACCTGCCGGTATTCTTAGACATCTTACAGGTGGAAATGACTTTTCACTTTCTCCTTTTGGAAATCTTTTTTGAATACCAAACTCACCTTTGAAATAAGTTTTAACCAGAGTTCCAGTTCTTGGTCTATCTTGATTCCATTCATTTCTTTTAATTTCTTCATAGAATTTATCGTAGTCAAAGTAATAAAACTCATCATCTTTTAATACAGCACCACTTTTGAATGAAGCATATGTCTTAGCTTCTGGTCCATTTACATAATCTTCTAAATATTTCTTTAACATCTCAATAGGATTAGTACCAGTAGGTGGTTTAATATCCTCTTTAGTGGCCCATAGAGCGTCCAGGATAGGCTGATATTCATTATTCTTAATGATGGGAGGGAATATAGATGTTTGATCTGCTATAAGCGCTCTCATCTCTTTCATTTCTGATATCTTTTTAATAGTTTTTGCGTGTATTTGTACTACTTTACTGTCAGATAATTCTACATTGAAAAAATATTCTGGATCAGGTTTGTAACATATTTTAATTAAACCTGATATCTGAGGCCAGCTACTTTCTTTATGACTACCAATACCAAACTTTCTACGTAGACAAGTTCCTTTTGCACAGTAAGAAGATATAGGTAAGTCATGACAGGTATGTCCAGCTGTATCTTTACTCCAACTTTTTATTTTTTGATTTACTTTGTCATCACCCCATACTTCATCATATTTAATAAAATCTCTTGCAGCGTTTAAAACTTTTTTACCCCACTCATCTTTAAATTTTTTCTTAGCAAACACCATGTAATTAAATAAAAATCTATCTCTTTCATCTTTTAATTTAATTCCTGATTCCTGAACCTGTTTACATATCATCTGTAAACATGGAGGACCATCTAATAAATCTTCTGGACCACCAGTTAAAATTTCTTTTACTTTTTTATTTGATACTTCTTTTAATGATTCTTTTGTTTGTAAATTATCTTTGACTACATTTATAAAATCATCAAACTCTAACTCTCTTCCATCAGGTAACAGTGCTTTACGTTCACTCTTTTTAAAATATGGTAAGTTAATAAATGATCCAGAAGTTCTAACATTATCTTGATTCATTCCTAGTTGTGTTTGTTTTGGAAATATTTCTGTCTTTGATGATAGTCCAAATAAAAATAATAAGTTTTGTAAAAACTCTCTAATTAAAGTTGCAGGTACTTTTTCTGCTGTAAATACATAGATGTGAAGTCCATTACTTTTTGATTTGATTGGAACTACAGGTAAATTTTTATCTTGGATTATTTTTAAATAATGTTGAATATCAAAATTAGAATAATCTGATGGATCGATATCAATTGCACCAAAGCTTGCCATACCATTATCATCACACGCTTGTATACCTATTGCACGTTTACCATCTAAATGATCTTGATAATCTTGATCAGATATATTTCTTTTAGACCAGCCATAATCGCCTGGATCAAATTTTAATTTGTTTGTTTGTGGATCATGATAACCATTGTTAACATTACAGAAACCAAAATCTCTTTCTAGTCCACTAAAATATTTTCTAAATTCTTTCATAATTTATACGGCGCCTCCAGTCTCCCTTCAGCGCCGTTGTTATAACAATGTATTATACTATGTCTTCTTGTTTTTGACCAGCATCATATTTAGGTTTAGCAGTTCCTTTAGAAACTTGTTTCTGAAGTTGTGCTGCTATCTCATACATAGACGCATCATCTTTATTAGCTACATCAAGATTTCTTACTCTTGATGGTTTGTAGACATGCCAACTTTTGCTACCCGCAGTCTTACCCATTGTGTTTAATTTATACACAGCTGAATAACTTGCAGGGTTAAATGAACCTTGATCATCTGTGAATCTTAGATTCTTGATAAGGTTATTTAGTTCCCTCGCTGGAGATAAGTTAGAAGATCTCATTGGGATTACTGCAGGTTTTAACTCTCCATCTACCATTGCTAGTACATAAAAGTATGCAGTCTTCTCAACATAGTTACCATTTGGTAATCTATATCTTCCGTTCTTTTCTTCAACAGCATCGGCTGGAATCTCTAAATGAGTTCCTACTGGAGCTGAAGCACTATCGCCTCTCTCCTGCCATTCAGGATACCTAGTTTGAGCATGAGCAATTATTATATCTAATCCCTCTTGCCCATCTATAAGTTTACCAAACCCTGATGCATAAATCATACCAGGTTTAGCTCCTTCTACATGCTTGGCATCTCTCTCATTACATTCTGGTGACAGCTGATGTAAGATTTTCAGAATTGGTGTTGATACGTCATCTGATTTAATCTCTTCAGCTCCTTTACCAGAGTCTGCTCTGAGATTGATAGTTGCTAATGCACCTGCATTAGCTTTCTTTGCTACTTGACTTTCCATATATTCTCCTTTGTTAGTCTATTGTTTTGGTTTGTTAGTTATTTTCGTTTGATATCCAGCAAACGTACTGAAGTACTCTGAAGGAATTTTTCCACCACGTGAATGGAGATCCTCCAGAGCAACTCTTAAAGTCCCGGCATGAACAGAAACTTTTTGTTCCGGATCATAACCTTGACCTTTTGCAAGGGTAGCATATTGCTGTGCCTTGTTGTCTTCGTCACGACCAAACCTCACTGTAATTTCATTTTTTACAATGTTGCCTAAGCCGTTTTCTCGAAGCCAGTTATATGCTTCTGTTCTTTTAGCTGCTAACGCAGAAGCAAAAAATTTATTAGATACTTCTATTTCAGAACCATCTTTTAATTTCATAGTTTTAAGATTCATCGCATTCATCATGTCAGGAATTACGACTTGAGAAAAATGTTTTTCTCTTTCTTCTAATTCTTTTATTTTAGCTTTGTGATTATCTATCTCTTGTTGAATATCTTGAAGAGTTTTTATTTGTTGTGAAAGTTTTTCGGGTTCAGTCTGTGTCACCTGAGCAGGTGCATCAGCTCTAAGATTTATTGTCATGTTACTCCTTAATAGTTTAATAGTTTAAATTTATATTTGCACTATCCTATATAAAGATATAATTTTTATTGTCAACTAGTTTTGAAAAATATTTAATTCAATTGGATAATAAGAAAATTGTCTTCTATCAAATTTTAATAATTTAAATTTACCATTTGTAATATCTGAAGCCACTGCACATACCACACCAATTATTGCAGGGTCTCCATACAATAATAAATAATCATTAGATGTAAAATCTTTTAATGAGTTTTTTATTTCCATTACCATTGGTCCTGGTGAAAATTGCATTTGTTTTAATCTTGGAAACATAATCTTAATTTGGCCATACTTTAATGCAGGAGTAATATCTACTTTAGGTTTACCAGTCTTTTCTGGATTTTCATGTTCTCTCCATACGGGTATTTCTTGAACTAAATATACTCTTGGGTCTTTCTGGGCCGCTGTGGGTTTATAATGATCTTTTAATAGCATTGACTTTATTCTTTCAATGTATTATATACCTTTTTAGAAAGATAAGTAAATGTTAAATTATAAGTTTAAAACTGAGCCTTATGCTCATCAACGTAAAGCCTTAGAACGTTCTTGGCAAGAAGAATACTTTGCCTATTTTATGGAAATGGGTACAGGTAAATCTAAAGTATTAATTGATAATGCAGCTATGCTTTACAATCAAGGTAAGATTAATGGCTTGTTGTTAATAGCACCTAAAGGTGTTTATAAAAATTGGTATGAAGATCAAATCCCTGTTCATTTACCTGACTATATCAATAGAAAAGTAGTCTTGTGGAAGTCTTCAGATAAGACTCATGAACAAACAAAAAAATTAAATACTTTATTTGAAACAGGTACAGAATTTCATATATTAATTATGAATGTAGAAGCTTTCTCATATGATTTTGGAAAAGAATTTGCACGTAGATTTTTAGACTCACATAATGCCATGATGGCAATTGATGAATCTACAAGTATAAAAACACCCACTGCAAATAGAACTAAAAATATTTTAAAATTAAAACATCTTGCTAAATACAGAAGAATACTAACAGGTTCACCTGTAACTAATTCACCATTAGATTTATTTAGTCAATGTGAGTTTCTTGGTTCCTGGCTCTTAAAGACAGATTCTTATTATGATTTTAGAGCTAGATACTCTGTAATGAAATCTATTAACTTAGGCTCTCGTAGTGTTAACGTAGTTGTAGGACATAGAAATCTTGGAGAGTTATCATCATTGATTGAACCTTTTTCTATGCGTGTATT